AGTATTGTAGACAATCCTTGAGCTTGTGGAACATACTTGTCTTGTTGCTGTAGATAAATCTCATCTTCATTATTAATGTATCCTGACAATAATGATTTATCATCGTAAGTGAAGCCCGTATCCGTTCTTACGTTTTCAGAGATGCGAACCCACATTGCACCGTCCCAACGGAATAGTATTTGAGGTGAATAGTCAATACGTAAGAAGTAGTCACCCACTTGTTGATTCTGAGGGAATGATATGCCAGACCCAGTAGGCATTCCATTTGGAGCTTGTCCGTCGCCAGTTAAATATCCTGCGCTATAACCAAACGACCTAGGTGTAGCACGTGCTATATACTGAAATCTAGGATCACAATCTGCACGATAGTCCATTTGTTGTGTAATATCACCGGTGAATCCTGGAGCCTCTGGATTTTGGTCAGCAGTAGCATAAGTGTTGTCAGCAGTACCGTATGGTCCTGTAATAGCACCCAAGCTATGTACAGATAGAATCATAGCTCCCTTAACCGGACCTGAACCTGTACCCATTCTTTCAGGTGTTGTTTCTATTAATTGTAGACTTGCCTGAACAAATTTATCTAATTGTTCAGTATGATCCATATCCACTGTCATGTCCCAAATACTCTTTAGAGAAGCTTTGGGAATTTTGATTACTGGACTAGGATTCTTAAACTCAGGGTTACGCATCATCGCAACGGTACCTGTAATGTTTATAGATGATGTTATTATGTTAGTAGGTGGCGCCGGCTGATTTATCTTACCGGATAATTGACCATTCTCTGAATATGCACCGTATGTCGGTACAACATACAATTTGCTGTTATCGTAGCCTGCTTTAGGAACGATACGTTGTGCTTCCTGCAATGCCGCATTGTTGATTTGAATATTCTTGTTGTATGTTGATAAGATATCTTTAAGATTGTCAGCGGTATCAAGTTCCCAATATGTTGCGTTAGGTGGTGCAATACCAATTGGCACTTCAACTAATGCTTTGTAGTTTTTGTCACCATACGTGATGACGTATCCTGCAGGATATGTCTTAGTAACATCCCAATTGCCCAAATAAGTGTCTTGGTTAATTGGTTGCTGTAAAATCTGACTAAATTCTTCACTGTCAACTAAAGGTTCGCACTTGATGCGCCATAGATGAGGGAACCAAGTTTGACTAAAGCCTTCTGACGCATAGTTAGCATCAGTAATTTGCATGAAACGTTTCAATGCAACAGGTATTGTTTCTTTCAATGGATTATAATCAAGCAAGTGAGGTAATTCAAGTACATCACCAACCATCAATTTACGACCTACGATATCAATCATGTCATTGTAATGAACAGTAACGAAGATAATATCATTGTTTAAGAATAAACCAAACTGTGACAAGTCAAAATCCAAATTTTGAACATTGTAATGACCACGTAATCTATAGATATTAGGATCATACGTGCGATCCCTGTTTTCTAAGAATAATAAATCTTGAATGTTGGTTGGGTCTAGCTTATCATACTGAGGTTGCGTATAATCAGTACTAGGTCCTTGACTTGTAGGTCCCAAATATTTGTGAATGTACAAGTCGGTGCCGCCCACAGTCAATTGTTCAGAAACAGTTCTGTCCAAAAAACGATAGTCGTTTTGCTTGTTTTCGCGGTATAGGCTTAATCTTGGCATATAGTATTTATCGCAGGTAAGGCTTGACAATAAATGGACAATGATATATAATACGATATACCTTGCAAAAACGGAGCAAAAATGGCAACTCGCAAAACGATCAAAAAACTAGTCGATACTCTCGGTGTCAAAACACTTGACCCAAAAGATGCAGACACAAAATATTTTGGTGCTGAACCTGCGTTCATTGTTCAGCCTGAGAATCGGAACATTGAACTAATTCGGTCATTCAATTGGTATAGCCGATTCTATGGTCGTAAAGACGCAAAAGATTTGATTGTTCAATATCTTGACTTAACTGGTAATGATGGACTAGCTAAAGTCGTTCGTAAGGTTGATGAAAGTAACCTCAATCCAAGTTTGTGTTGGCTAGCCCGACTGACGTTGCGTGGGTTGCAACTCACTGATGAGGAAAATAAACGATTGCAAGATGAAATCAACCGTCTTGTTAAGAGTGTGACTGATCCTGAATACAAAGAAAGTCAACTCAAGGTTAATAAGAAACCTGAAGTAAAAGTAGAGGTTTCTCGACCCAACGTGCAAGAAATCATGAAGGAAAAGGCACGTGAAGCCGCAGGTGAAATTGAAGGCATGTTCGATGACTACTTACTTGCAGGTGCAAAGTCTACTTTCAACTTCAAGCCTCTAGATGAATTGGCTAAGAAGAATGTATTGCCCCAACATATCTACATTTTCACTGATGCATGGAATCGTAAGCGTAATGAAATTGAGGAAGCAATGCAGGGTAAGGACTCTCAGTTGGTTCAAGCTTATAGTCATTACACCAAGACTCAACTTAAAAACATTCTCAAGTTTATTGACCAGTGTTTGAGTGACTTCAACAGTTACGTTTCTATCAAGAAAGCCGCTAAAGCTAAGCCTCGAACACGTAAGGCAGTGCCTGTTGAAAAGATTGTAGCTAAACTCAAGTTTATGAAGGCGTTTAAAGATGCCGCAACAAAGCTTGATTTGATTAGTTTGCATCCGATCAAACTGCATGGTGCTAGCGAAGCATGGGTGTATGATACTGCCAAGCGTAAACTGCATCACTATCTTGCCGATGAATACTCTAAGACTTTTACAGTCAAAGGTAACACATTGCTAGGGTTTGACAACAATCAAAGTGAAGTCAAAACACTGCGTAAACCTGCTGAACAAATTAAAGAAATTATGGGTAGCAAGCCGGCCGCACGTAAATACTTCAAAGATATCAAGGCAGTTGCAACTAGCCCTAATGGTAGGTTCAATGATGCTATGATAATTCTGAAAGCGTTTTAATGACTAAACTTCTGATCTGTGGCGATAGCTTTGCCGCAGATTGGACTGTTAAAGTAAAAGGTGTAGGTTGGGTCAATCTGCTTGAGCAAGATTACAAAGTAACAAATCTTGCACAAGCGGGTTGTAGTGAATACAAAATCCTAAAGCAATTACAGTCCGTAGACATAGATAAATTTGATTTGGTGCTAGTGTCACATACTAGCCCCTTTCGCCTTTATGTGAACGAACATCCGGTACATAGTAAAGACAAGTTACACAAAAATAGCTGTTTACTATATACTGACGTATTGGAACATCTACCCAATCACCCTGAGTTACAGCCCGTAATAGAATACTTTGACAAGTACTTTGATGTAGAATATGCAGAACACATGCATAATCTATTATTGCAAGAGATTGAGGCATATTGTCCTATTAAGACCCTGCATGTTTCACATATTGACTGGAAAAATCTATATAAGTTTGAGAATTTTTTAAACTTCAAAGATTTGTTCAGTAAACATAGGGGGTCAATCAATCATTACGATGAAATAGGTAATCGTACTGTATATGAAAATGTAATTAAACAATTGAGAAAAATGAATGAGTAAAAAAATAATGTTGATTGCAGGTGGTAGCGACCCTGCAGGATCTGAGATTGATGGATCAAGTGATAGTCCATACAATCGACAGAATAGCTTTGGTAATCTGCTAGCACAAAAGCTAGGATATGAACCAGTAAACATTGCAATTGCAGGTTCGGCAAATGGCGGTGTCGTCAGAAGTGTCCTAGATTGGTTTAATAACAATTACGATCCATACAGTGAAGTATTTGTACTTGTAGGCTGGGCTGATGGTATTAGAATGGAAGTTCCCTTCTATCAAAAGACATGGTACAATCAAGAATGGGATAAACATGTAGATTGGTACAGCACTACCCATGATGACTACATCAGAATCAATATGGGCTACAAAGGTAACGGTTCTAAAGAACAAGACTTTATTGAAGGTTATCATAGATTCATGGCTGATAACGAGTTGTACCTAGAAATACTCAGCGCAACCTACGTTACTCAATTACAATTCTTCCTACAAATGAAGAAGGTCAAATACTTGTTTGTAAATACGCTTTACATGTTTACACAAGAACATGAAACATTAGCTTGGTACAAAGAACAGATTGATCGTAAACGATTCTTAGACTTTGACAACAACAGTGAACCGTTCTATTACAAGTATGCTAACTTGGGCTACAAGAACACAAAAGCAAAGTATTATCACCACGATGAAGTTCCGCATAAGCTTTACTCAGAACATCTTTACGAGTATATTACTAAGAACAAACTACACACCACTTACAAATAAGGACCAATATGACACAAAACATTGATTTAAACAAATACCAACAATTCGTAGAGGCTGTAACCAGCAAAGCAAGTAATGACTTGACTACATTTATGAATCGACTAGATGAACTAGACGGAAACTTTGATGCCACTGTATGCACACATGGTCCTGATATCAATGTTCCATTGCTTATGACTGCATGTTTTGGTTTGGCAGCAGAAGCAGGGGAATTCATTGAGGTGCCTAAGAAGATTATCTTTCAAGGTAAGCCTCTAGATGAAGCCGCAGTCTTTCACATGAAGCGTGAACTAGGTGATGTTATGTGGTACTGGATCAATGCATGTCGTGCATTGAATATCGACCCTAATGATGTTATTGATGAAAATATTCGTAAGTTAGAAAGTCGATATCCCGGTGGCACATTTGATGCACACTATTCAGAGAATCGCAAAGAAGGCGATATTTAACTAAAACGGGCCACAACGCCCGTTTTTTATTGGTCTATAGGTGACCCACTACCTCAAAGTGTGGCTATAATCCGTTCTCATAGTGGTGCGACGGTAGAGTGCGGGACCAACGCAATATTTATGGGACTACCCTTGGATGCTTTAAACGCCTCACCTTTGTTGAGTAACGTTTCCCATATCTTAACAGTTGATAGTATGCCAGGTCATAGTAATTGCGATAGAGGGCCTGGGCTGTGTGTAGAATCCTGATGAATATACCTACACTTTAACAGCGAATACGGAAAAGTCCCTTCACGGGGTCGGTGAGATATAGTCAATCCTCCACCATAATCTTTTAATTCATCATCGCCTATGTTCCTCAAGAATGTTTTTTGGCTTGTAGATTTTATATCTACTCGCCATTGCCTAAGAATATCTAAAGACATATAACCAGATAAATATAAGATATTAGGAACCAATCATGACTGTAAGCGCACTAGCAACACCAATGAGTACACCATCTAGTTTAACACTAGATGAATTAAAAGAAGCATTATTCAATAACATCCGACTAAGATTAGGTGGTGATATTATTGATTTAGAACTTGACCCTCAGCATTATGAAGCCGCATTTAACTATGCCATTAAATTATACCGTCAAAGGGCACAAAACGCTACTGTCGAATCCTATACATTAATGACTGTCATTAAGAACGTAGACACATATACATTACCCTCTGAATTTATAAATGTACGTAGTTTATTCCGTAGAACAGTTGGCTTAGACACCGGTCCTAGTTCTAGTAGCTTTGATCCATTTAGTTCAGCTATTCTTAACACATACCTATTAAACTACAACTCTGCAGGTGGTATGGCAACGTATGATTTCTATGCAGGATATGTTGAATTAGCCGCACGTATGTTTGGTGGTTATGTAAACTATACATTCAATCCAGTAACCAAAATTTTAAAAGTTGTTCGTGATTTCAAGGGTACAGGTGAACGTATTCTGGTTTGGGCTGATATCCAACGTCCTGAGTCAGAGCTACTACAAGATCCAGGTGCAGGTGTTTGGATTGGTGATTTTACATTAGCAGTACTCAAAGGCATCATCGGTGAAGCACGTGAAAAGTTTGCTAGTATTGCAGGCCCGGGCGGCGGAACTTCACTTAACGGTGCAGCCATGAAAGCAGAATCTAAAGCATTGCAAGAAACACTTATCGAAGATTTACGTAGATATCAAGATTATAGTCAACCATTGACTTGGATTCAAGGGTAAACTAGTTCTTTACTTTTTCATACTCCTGTCATATACTAAGTACTTGACAGGAGTTTCCATATGATTTTAGGTGTTACTGGCTTTATTGGAAGCGGCAAAGACACAGTTGCTGATTATCTTTGTACGTTTCATGGGTTCAAAAGAGTAAGCTTTGCGGCTTCTCTAAAAGATGCAGTTTCAAGTGTATTTGGTTGGGACAGAGAACTATTAGAGGGTTCTACTAAGACAAGTAGAGAGTGGCGTGAACAAATAGACCCATGGTGGAGTAATCGACTAGGTATAGAAATTACTCCAAGATGGGTCCTACAGTACTGGGGTACAGAAGTTTGTCGTAATGGCTTTCATAAAGATATTTGGGTAGCAAGCGTTGAGAACAAATTACGTCAGACTAAAGACAACATTGTCATTACTGATTGTCGATTTTCCAATGAAGTATTAGCTATCAAGAATGTAGGTGGTATAACAATGCGAATTTCAAGAGGACCAAAACCCGAATGGTATGATGCCGCAGTGTCATTTAATCAAGGGGAGATACGTAATATGACTTGGTCTCTAAGTAGGAAACAGCTGGAATTATTGAAAGTTCATGCAAGTGAGTACTCTAGTGTGGGGCTAAACTATGACCATTATATTAACAACGACGGCACTATTGATGACCTACATAAACAGATCAAGTCAATAATCAACCTCTAAGTCCCCTCGTTTCCAAGTAACTTCTTTTTTCTTGATTACTTCAATACAATTAAGACAAACGGATCGAAGATTACTACTAGCAATATTCTCTAGTTTACCGTCGACATGAAAGACAGTAATTTGTGAATTGACGACACTATGAAAGCCACATAAATCACATGTGGCTTTTTTCTTATATCCACCGCGTGCCCAAAGTGACCGTCTAGGTTTCAGTTTCTTCTTTTTCCTGCCACATTCATCACACACACTTCTATAATGAACTACTCCATCGCGGTGATAGTTTACAGCACAGTAATTCTTATCGCATGTAGGACAGATGGGTCTTTTTGTTGGCATCTTATATTTAGTGAGAAACCTTCGAAGGCACGCTAAACCAGCCTTTTTTGCGTTTCACACTAAATAATAGTATGCATTTTAGGTGGTAAACCTCATAATTTTACATAAAGGAAAAAGAAAATGGCATTAACATCTCCCGGCGTAGAAGTACAAGTTATTGACCAAAGTCAATATCTTCCAGCGGCCCCAGGTTCCGTTCCGTTCGTCTTGTTAGCAACAGCGCAAGATAAGACTGAACCATCAGGCGTTGGCATTGCAGCAGGTACAACAGCGGCAAACGCTAATAAACTATACCAAGTAACAAGTCAACGTGACTTAGTTACACTATTTGGTAACCCGACTTTCTATACGACCAGCAATGGTACACCTCTACAGGGTTATGAACTCAATGAGTACGGCCTTCAGGCAGCATATTCTGTGCTTGGTGCTTCAAATCGTTGTTATGTATTGAGAGCAGACATTGATCTAGCAAGTCTAGTAGGTCAAACAGGTCGACCAGTTGGTGAGCCTTCAAACGGCACATACTGGTTAGACACTACAACATCAACATGGGGTATCTATGAATTCAACGCTACAACAAGTAGTTTTGAAATTCAGAATCCTATTATCATTACTGATGATATTTACATGTCAGGTGGAGATCCAATATCAAGCTTAGGTGCAATTGGTGATTATGCAGTATATGCATTACCCCAAGAAGGTGATGCTCCAACCACATCACATCAGTTCTTCTATAAGTTAACTGATAATGTATGGGCACCAATTGGTAGTAAATTATGGCGCGAAGATTGGCCTACAGTACAAGGCTCAGCATCATCTCCTGCACTAACAGCAGGAAACTCATTCAATCTTAACATGGATGGTGACGTAACAGTTGCGATCAGTGTTCCTGACGCAGGCGGCGGTATCGGAAACGTTACTGGTGTTGCAGGAGTAATCAATAGTTTAGGTTGGGGTTACTTATCAGCATCTGTACGTGATGGCAAATTATGTATTTTCCAAGCTTTCCCAGAAGGTGCTAGTAGTGCTCCAAGATTTCTTACTATTTCTACGGGATCAGGCACGGTTCTTACTGATTTAGGTATTGCTCCTGGTACATACTATCAACCAGTAATGTCATGGGGAACAAGCGCACAACAGCCACTATGGGCCGCCGGACAAACATATCCTCGTCCAACAGGTTCTGTATGGATGAAAGTTGGCGGTACAGGTCTAAACCCAACTGTGCAAGAATGGTCAAACGTTACTGCATCTTGGGAAACTAAAACAGTAACTCTTGCACAAGGTGACGTTAGTGCAATTTATGCATTAGATCCTACTGGCGGTCAAGCAATTCCTGCTGATACGGTATATGCTCAATATACACAAAACAATTCGTTCAATTTAGCTCCGGTAAATCTATGGAAGCGTGTAGCGACTGGTCCTACAGTAGTTACAGGTACAAATACAGCACCTGACTTTTCTGCACTTAGTCCAACTGGTTCAGGCCCATACTTGTTGTATGTAAACGTTTCTACTCCAGGTAGTAACTCTTTAAGTACTGCATATACTGTATCTATTCCTGAAGGTGCTGACGCTAGTGATTTTACAATTGCATGGTCAGCGGCAAATATTCCCTTCACTACTGCAACAGTAGCCACATCAGGTGCAATTCAATTGACACATACTGAAGGTGGCGTAATTGTAGTAGACGATATTGAACCATCCGGTACATATGAGTATAAATCTAACGGTGTTCTAGCAGAAGCTGGATTTACTGTTGCAACAGATGGTGTAAGATATTATAGCTGTGTTCAAACAGTATTCAGTGGAGTAGCACAATCTGCAACAACAGGTGGCGGCGCAAATGCAACATTCACAGTTACATTAAGTAACGGTGCATATGTTGTCAGTCCAAATACATTTGGTAATGCTGGTACTGGTTATGCAGCCGGTGATATAATAACTATAGCCGGCGACGATTTAGGTGGCGAGGTAACAACTAACGATTTACAAATCAAAGTTCTTTCTATAGACGTTAGCGGCGGTATTACTGGTGTAACATATGTTACAGGTTCGGCAACAACAGCTTATAAGTATGAATTGAGTAACTGGGTAATTTTTGATTACACAGCTAACGATGGTGCTCCTGTAGCAAATCCTGTTAATAATTCAAACTGGTTCTACTCAGTAGTAGACCAAGTTGACATTATGGTTAACACATCTAATGGTTGGAGAGGCTATAAAAATCAACCTTATGACTTGAATGGTTTCCCACTACCAAGCGGTGCAGGTAACACAGACCCTAATGGTCCTATCGTAAGCCCAACAGAACCAACAACTCAAAGTGATGGTACTGTATTAGTATACGGTGATTTGTGGATCGATACAAGCAATTTGGAAACTTATCCAGTAATCAGTCGTTGGCAATCTGTCAGCGGTGCAAATCAGTGGGTTCTAATTGACAATGCTAATCAAACTGATTCAAACGGTGTATTGTTTTCTGATGCACGTTGGGCAACAAACGCAACAACATCAGTAACTGATGATCCTATCCCAACTATTGTTAGCTTGTTGACAAGCAACTACTTAGATTTGGATGCACCTGATGATGCACTATACCCAACAGGTATGTTGTTATTCAACACACGCCGTTCAGGTTATAATGTTAAACAGTTCAAACAAAACTACTTTAGCATTCAGAATTTCCCTGGACAATCTCTACCAACAGAGAGAAATGCATGGGTATCAGTAAGTGGTCTAATGGCTAATGGCGCTCCTTACATGGGTCGTCTAGCACAACGTAATATGGTTGTTGAAGCACTACGTGCCGCAATCGACACTAATACGGATATTCGTGATGAAGATAACTTCTTCAACTTGATGGCTACACCAGCATATCCAGAACTACAACCTAACATGGTTGTGTTGAATGCTGATCGTGGTGAGACAGGTTACATCTTAGGTGACACCCCAATGGGTCTATCTGATAGTGCAACTGACATTCAAGCATGGGCAACTAACGCCGCAGGTGCTCAAAGCACAGGTGAAGAAGGTTGTGTAACACGCAATACATACTTGGGTCTATTCTATCCAAGTGGATTAACAAGTGACCTATCAGGTAACTTGGTTGCTGTTCCCCCATCACACATGATGTTGAGAACATTTATTAGAAACGATAACATTGCTTATCCTTGGTTAGCGGCTGCAGGTACACGCCGTGGTATCATTGATAACGCAACTAACATCGGTTATATCAATAGACAAACTGGTGAATTCGTTACAATCAAGACACGCTTAGGTGTTCGTGACGTTCTATATGTCAACTTCATTAACCCGCTAGTGTTCTTCACTGGTCAAGGTCTATTGAACTACGGTAACAAGACAAGCTTTAACTCTAGCTCTGCATTAGACAGAACTAACGTTGCTCGTTTGATTGCTTACATGCGTAGACAGTTAACATTAGCAGGTCGTCCATATGTGTTCGAACCTAATGATGGCTTCACCAGAGGTCAGATTGCTAACACTATCGAATCTCTATGCTTAGACTTGGTAGCAAAGCGCGGTATCTATGACTATCTAGTAGTTTGTGATTCAAGCAATAACACACCAGCACGTATCGACAGAAACGAGCTATGGGTTGACGTTGCAATCGAACCTGTTAAGGCAGCTGAATTCATCTATATACCAATGCGTATATTGAATACAGGTGAACTATCAGGAGCATAATTTATTAAGGGCGCTCTTTGGGGCGCCCTGATAAAAAGATAAATAAGATTAACAGGAGAAATATAAAATGGCAACAGCCTCTCAATCATTAAACAACTTCTCAGTATCTGGTGGACAAGATTTGACACCAGCAAACGGTACGTTGTTGATGCCAAAATTACAATACAGATTCCGTGTATTGTTCTTCAATTTTGGTTTAACTGACGCACAAGAACTAACAAGACAGGTAGTTGATTGTTCACGTCCTAACGTTCAATTCGCTAAAATTACTTTACCAGTTTACAACTCAACAGTATTCATGGCAGGTAAGCACACATGGCAACCAATGAACGTTAACATTCGTGACGATGCTGCCGGTAACGTTTCTAGAGCAGTTGGTGAACAACTACAGAAACAACTTGACTTCATTGAACAAGCAAGTGCGGCATCTGCTAGTGACTATAAGTTCAGCACATACATTGATATTCTTGACGGTGGTAACGGTTTGAATGAACCAATTATCCTAGAACGTTGGGAACTATATGGATGCTACTTAGAGTCAGTTAACTACAACGCTCTAAACTACGGTACATCTGAAGATGTCAAAATTGCGATGACAATCCAATATGACAACGCAATTCAGTCTGCACCAAGTGGTTTAGAATCTGGAGTTGGAGCTGGCGCTGGTACATTCCCACGTGGTGGCGCTGGTACAGCAACTTCCGTAGGCACTTAATCTTAGGATTTAAATGTCTTACAAAGGTGACGGACCCGGCTACTACGGTAGCCAAACTCAAAGGCCTGCCGATTTCGGCAGTCCTTACCTTAGAGACTTTGCACATGCGGCAAAGATTTTTAGGCCTGGTAGTTACGACCTTACCCCTAAATTTAAGTTTCTATTTCACACCTTCTTTGATATTAACCCTCTTGCTTATGACAAAAATATAGGCAATGGGGCTAATTTTGGTTTATTAGTAAAAACTGTAAAGCTTCCGTCTTTCAATATCAAGACGCAGGAACTTAATCAATATAACAGAAAAAGAATCGTACAGACTAAGATCACGTATGATCCTATCAACATCACTTTCCACGATGATAATCTAAACACGATTACAAAAATGTGGGATTCATATTACAATTACTATTACAATGATGCATCAAATTTAACTGGTGTGTTTAAAGGTGAAGTTGGTGCTGACAATGCATCTACTCAACCCGGGGCTGGCGCAGCCAATCAAAACTATAATGTTAGAAACATATACAATTACGACTTGACCGGTGATAATAATTGGGGTTATATCGGTGAGACATATGAAGGTACTCAATTAAAGTTACCTTATTTTAGAAACATCACGATTTTTGGATTTAACAGACATACCTTTACTGCGTATACATTAATTAATCCTATGATTACTAAATTTGACCATGATACATATTCTTACGCTGATGGCGCAGGAACTATGGAATGTAAGATGGACATAAACTATGAGTCTGTTGTTTACAATGAAGGCGGCATGGATGGACAAGCACCTAGTGATATCGTCAAAGGATTTGGTCTTGCTAATGCATATGATAAACAATTAAGTACGATCACCCCACCGGAAGCAAATAGAAACGTACCTTGGCAAGGCGAGTACAGACCAGGCAATTTCGTAAAACCACTATACGGCGATGGAGGAAGTAACTAATGTCTGCTATCCCTAGTAACAGTGCAAATGTTGCATATAATTATCAAAAAGTACCTGGTTTAGTAACATCTAATAAAGCACAATCGCAAGCAGGTTTGACTATTTCAATGAGAGATAGACCTAATCTAAATAGAAATGTAGTATTTCTATTTCCAACAAATGAAGCTACACCAAACTATGGCGCAGGTTCTCCAACATTGGGGGCGAGAACAAATACAGTCATAGATGGTACAGTAACATACGCAGGAAGACAGGTTCCATTATAATATGCCTAGAATTATTGACGACAAAACATCGCTTGATAGAACAGTAAGAATCTTTGATGCATTTTATCAGGCAAACATGAGAGTGAATGCCAGTGAGTATGACCTTGTGCACGGCTATTTCACTAGAGTATGCGGAGATACCAACATCGCTAATAATTTTACAACCGTTTTGTTTCGAATTTCTACACAAACCGGAGTGAACGTTCAAGTACTACTCGGGGAACTTCAAGGTGTCAATGGTTCATTGGCAATGAACAAACAAATTTGTTACTGGTTGAATAGCTTAAAATCTAAAACATCATTATACGGTGTTAGCGTAATTCCTGCACCAGTTATACCCGTTGCTAGAAACGTAGTATTGTAACATGGCTAAGTGGGCACAAGGTCTATATACTCCAAAGCACCCACAAAAATACATAGGTAAACACGAACCTAGGTATAGATCGGGTTGGGAACTCACGTTCATGACGTTTTGTGATACAAACAATAACGTACTATATTGGGCTAGTGAATCATTACGCATTCCATACAAGCATCCTTTCACAGGAAAACCTACTACTTATGTACCTGACTTCTTTGTAGTTTATCAAAACAGGCATGGACAGAAGGTCGCAGAAGTAGTAGAGATTAAACCTAAAAAACAAAGTATAATTGAAAGTAAAGTTGCTAGCCAAAAAGATAGAATGGTTGTAGCAATAAACCATGCTAAGTGGGCGTCTGCAATGGCTTATTGTAAAAGCCAAGGTTATACATTTAGAGTCATAACAGAAGATGACCTTTTCTACAATGGTAGAAGCAGGTAAATAAATACTGTTTATGACAAAGAAATTAGAAGAACTCTTTGAATTACCGCAGAGTGAGATTGATACTCTCACTAGACCTATACCTGAGGACGCACAAGAGATAACACAAGACGCACTTACCAATTTAGAAAAGATTGAGAATGCGTTACCTCAAGTTCGTGGGCTAGATGCAAGTGACATTGAGATGGATGAATTAGCAGAGCTAGCAAAAACTAGCTACAAAGACTTGATAGATTTGGGTATGCAAGTTGATAGTAGATTTGCAAGCGAAATCTTCAATAGTGCTAGTAGTATGTTAGGACATGCTATCACTGCAAAAACAGCCAAGATGAACAAAAAGCTTAAGATGATTGAGTTACAGCTTAAGAAAGCGGCATTAGATCACAAAATGACCGAAAAAACAGAAGAAATTGAGAATACACCGTTAGGTGAGGGTCAAGTATTGGATCGAAATGAACTGCTTAGAATCCTCTCAGCCAAAAAAGATCAACAATGATAAATACTAGATACAGGAATAAGCAATGAGAAGCCTAAAACAATATATCACCGAAAGCGTAAAGCTTTACGATTATACCATTAAGATCGCCGGCGATGTTGACAAGAATTTCTTAGATTTGTTTTCACACAATCTAAAAGAGAAGTTCGACGCCGTTAACATTAGTTCGCCATCTAGCACACCTATTCAGAAAGATCCATACGGATTTCCTGAACTACGTAATCAATCTGTTACGATTATCAAAGCTAACTTTAGATATCCAGCAACAGAACCAATGATTCAGCAAGTTGCTCAATTGTTGGGATACAACGTTAACATGGTTCGTGCTATTCAAACAAACTACAATGATAGTATTAACAGTGAGGCACAAGCTTATGACAATGAAGAAAGTCATAGTCCTCTATTAAATCACACTGAATTAGAAGACATGCCAGGAGCTAAAGATGCAAACAAAGCATACGGTGACTCATATCTACCAAGCGTTAAAGAACAAATGAAGGGCAACCAGATTCAAATGCAATATACAGGTAAAGTAACACCTAGTGCGTTTGATCCGTTCAAAGCTATTCCACAAGATCCAAAAGGCGGTAACAGTCCAATGAGCAAGATTACTCGTCCACAAAAGCCACAAACTGGCGCAAGAAAATAAAGGAAACATAAAATGGATTTCAAAAATTTATTATCTCAACTTGACCAGTTGAATGAAGCAACAAAAGAAACAGGCAAAGGCCGTGTTCATACTGCCGAGCCTGGTGGCTACGGTCGTAAAGATGACGAGGACGAAGAAGGCAAAAAAGTAAAAGTTGATGCTCCTAAGAAAGGACGCGGTCGTCCTAAGAAAGATGCAGATTCTGATGGTGAAGTCAAGAAGTATGACAATGCTAAAAATCTACAAGACTTTATGGTTGGTAACAAGCCAAAAGGTAAAGAGTTAGATAAGCTACCTAAGAAGAAGCACACTTTAAAAGACTGGGTAGAATCTATCGAATCAAAATACATTGCTGAAGCAGAACAAATTTCTATTAAGCCGGCGAGTCAAATGCCTAAGCAACCTGGCCAAACATCACAGCCTGGCCAGCAACAACAAGTTGCAGGTCAACCAGCACAAAACACACAAGTTATTGCTCAAGGTAACAAGACCTTAGGTACAGTTAACAACCCGCAACTTGCTAATCAGATTAAACAATCTATTGGTAAGGGCGAAATGACATTGATGCCTGATGAAGTATCTGAAGGTGGTGCTTTAAATGCAGTTCGTGACCGTATGCAATCTGGTCAAGGTGGTGCATTGAATAACATTCGTGCTAGTATGCAACAACGTGGTGCTGGTAAACCGCAACAAGGTGTAGCGGAAGAAGACTACAGTGCTAAGAAAGCAGCCGCGGGTAAAGACATTGGTAAGCCAGGTAAGAACTTTGCTAAGATTGAAAAATCTGCCGGAGGTGGCGAAAAAGGTAAACGTATTGCAGGCGCAGTGTTAGCTAAACTACGTGCTAAGACTAACGAGGCAGACATGCCATCAGATCAAGTTGATATGGGTGCTGGTTTAGGTGCTGGTCGTAATCAAGGTGTATTGGAAGCTAAGAAGGGTGTTAATCCTTTTGCTAAGAAAGATACTAAGAAAAAGCCTGAGGCTTCTAAAAATAAAAAGCCAGATGATGACGGTGATGGAGTTCCTGATTGGGCTGACAAAAAGCCGGGTAAGGATGACAACGAAGGCAAGAAGAAAGGTGCAGCACCTAAGAAAGGTGTAAATCCATTCGCTAAAAAGGATCAGAAAAAGAAAGTTAAAGAAGGCATGGAACAAAGCTTACAAGCCGCAAGACTAAGTGGTAAGTCACATGGATTAAAAGGCCACAGTCACTGTGGTAAGAACTATGAAGACATGGAAGAAGCTCGTATGTACCATGAAGGCTATAAAGAAGGCCTAGATGAGTGCTATGGTCAAGGTGTTTATGAACAAGCACCAGCAATGCCACCAGCAACACCAGGCGGTATGGCAAATCAAGCGATGGAAGCAGACATGGATGAAGGTAACGCATTCACTGCGGCATTAGCTCGTACACCAAAAGGTGGTAAGTTCAGTGTTGGCGGAAAATCATTCACTGATAGAACAAGTTATGATTCTACATTTGAAAGTCTAGACAGTCAACTAAATGCATTGTTAGAAGGCAAAGTAGATGAAGGTATGACTGTTTCTATTAGTAAAGGACAACAAGGTTCTCCTGATTCAGTAACAGTATCAGCACAAGACGGTGAAGCCGATCAACTATTGAGCATTATTAAGCAAGCTGGATTAGGTTTGTTTGGTGGTGACGAAAACAATGGTTACGGTGTTCCTCAAGACAGCGGTATTACACACGACCATGATGGCATTGAAGTAGTTGATGACCATGATGGCATGATGGCTCTTATGAAGAAGCTAACAGGACAAGGTGGCGATGAAGGCGGTTCTGAAGATTATGCTGACGAAGAAGGTCATGACGATGAGCACGGACATGAAGGCACATGTGAATCATGTGGTGGCATGATGGAAGCCGGTCATTCATGTGATGAAGGTCAAGAAATGGTCGATGAAGTAGAATCATACGATCAAGAAATTGAAATTGCTGCCGAAGCTAACGCTCCTGACAGCGGCGCTGCCGAAACTACAGCAGATGAAAATGCAGAAGCTGGTGAAGATAAAGCATTAGCAATTGCAGATGCCGGACAAGATGAAGAAGAAGGTGCAGAAGATTCGGCACAAGCAGAAGAAGTAAATGAGTGGGCGAACGATGCTGGTGAAAAAGCTAGAGATTTCGATGATGAGTCTTTCAAGACTGACATGGATTTCATGACTAAAGTTATTTCAGGTGGGTTGAATAAAGAAAAAGCTACTGGTCAATCTACAGTTCCTGTAGTGTCAACTCAGATAAGTCGTTTAGGAAACCCAATGCAAGAATCAATTAATTTATTGCATGATTGGAAAAAACTGAGCGGAATTAGGTAATATTACGCTACAAAAATACCCGGCTTATGTCGGGTATTTTTTTGGCTATAGTGTTTATAATGTAAACGATAAATACTAGATAAGGTGATATAGACATGGCCCAACAGAATATCGATTTTGGTACTTTCCCCGACGATCCAGATGCGGATGCGATACGAACGGCGTTTACTAAAGTACAGCAAAACTTTACAGAAATTTATAACGGATTTGCCGGCGGCTCCGTTGTATCTATTAACAGAACGCCCGGTGCAGGCATTACAGTTAGTTCCCCTACCGGTAACGTTATTGTTACAGCAAACATCGCTTGTGTTCAAGTACACACAAGCACATTGAGTATTGGTCGTGATGCCAACGGATTACAAGACACATCTATCACACAAAGTTCTCAGACTCTTTGGATTGACTTACCGTCTACTATCGCTAACGTAATAAACATTAACTTAACAGGACAATTAGCGGCTTCAGGTATCTCAGGTTACACTGGTATTTTGGGTAATCTAACAGTATCAAGTAACACAACAACTGACAATTTAACTGCAACAACTAACTTTACCGGTGGCAGTGGAGTATTAGGTAATTTAACCGTAACAGGTAATGCAGTATCAAGTGGCAACTTAGTAGTTACTGGTGTTGCTAATATGATTAACGCTAGCAATGTATCACTTGGTGCAATTAGTAATGTTAGGATAACAGGTGGTACTAACGGTCAAATATTGATGACCAGTGGTACCGGTACTCTATATTGGGGAAGTGCTACATCAGGGTTTTCAGGCACTACTGGCGTCAGTGGTTTTACCGGTACATCAGGTATATCAGGATGGTCAGGTACTACAGGTGTGTCTGGTTGGAGTGGAGCATCAGGTACTACTGGTATTAGTGGCACATCAGGGTGGTCAGGTACTAGTGGTGTCAGTGGTTGGTCAGGTGTAACCGGTGTTAGTGGATTTAGTGGTACATCAGGTATCAGTGGTACATCAGGTATCAGTGGCACAACAGGTATCAGTGGTACATCAGGTATTTCGGGGTATTCAAGCATCTCTGGATGGTCAGGAACAACAGGTATCAGTGGTATATCAGGCACCACTGGCGTGTCGGGCTTTTCTGGTACAACAGGTATTTCAGGTACAACTGGTGTAAGTGGTTATACTGGTGTAAGTGGTTGGTCGGGCATCTCGGGTATCAGTGGTACATCGGGATACAGTGGTACAAGTGGTTGGAGCGGCCAAAGCGGCACATCCGGCGTCAGTGGATTTACTGGCACATCAGGCACATCCGGTACATCAGGCTGGTCTGGTATTAGTGGTTATACTGGAGTAAGTGGTTGGACGGGTGCGTCGGGAACATCAGGTATCAGTGGTACATCGGGTTGGTCAGGCACAAGTGGCACATCAGGCACAAGTGGCACATCAGGCACTAGCGGAACATCCGGTATTAGTGGTTACAGCGGCACGTCAGGTCAATCAGTGTTACTATCAGGATCAGTTGCTAACTCTACTCTTCTACCCAATGGAACATCCGCAGGCGTATTATATCTTGTATTAGGTACGGGCGGCGGATATACTGCAGGTGATGGTGCATTAAGTAATGGTGATAATACATGGACTAACATTGGTCCGTTGCAGGGCCCTTCTGGGTATAGCGGATACACTGGTACGTCAGGCTTCAGTGGTACATCAGGTTGGTCAGGCACTACTGGTATTAGTGGTTTCTCTGGTATTAGTGGTTTCTCTGGTATTAGTGGTTTCTCTGGTATTAGTGGTTTCTCTGGTACTAGTGGTCAAAGTGGTTGGTCAGGTACATCAGGTATTTCAGGGTATTCAAGTATCTCTGGATGGTCAGGTACTACTGGTGTCAGTGGTGCTAGCGGTACATCAGGTTGGTCAGGCACATCAGGTATCAGTGGTATATCTGGTGCCTCTGGATGGTCGGGTGTTGCAGGACCTAGCACTACTATTAATGCCGCATCAGATTCAATCACAACAACATTGTATCCTACAATGGTTGGGGCTTTAGGTTCTAATCAAACTGCAAAAGGTGCAACATCATTAGTGTTTGATGCTAACGTTGGTGCTCTAACATCAAACTATCACATTAGCGCAGTATCAAATATTGCGGCAGCAGGTACAGCATTAGCAAACGCAGCCGCAATTACAAAATCAATGGTATATGTTAATGCATGTCTAAATGGAGCAAATGCTGTTAGATTGCCTAGTATTACGGCCGGCATGTCAATATTCATAACTAACGGATCAGCTAATACTTTAAACGTTTTCCCACCAGCTAACGCACAGATCAACACTAATGGTGCAAACACAGTGTATTCTCAATTAGCAGGATCAACATTGATTTATATAGCACCAATCGCTAATCAATGGTATACAGCAGGTGCTACTTACATGTAAGGAAGGATAAGATATGATTACAATAGAACTATTGCAGGCAATGTGCCCAAAGACAAAAAGAAGTGTATTAGAAGGTTATGTAGAACCACTAAACACCGTAGCAGAATATTACGACATGTACGATAATCCTCGCCGAGTTGCAGGATTTTTGGCGCAAATCGCACACGAATCAGGTGGTTTCAATTTTGTTAAAGAAAATTTAAATTACAGTGCTAAAGGATTGATGACTACATTTAAGAAGTATTTCCCCACAGAAGAATTAGCAAAGCAGTATGAACGCAAGCCTGAAAAGATTGCCAATCGTGTTTATGCTAATCGTATGGCTAACGGTCCTGAAGAATCAGGAGATGGCTATCGTTTCTGTGGTCGTGGATTGATTCAGTTGACCGGTCGTGCTAACTATACAAAGTTTGCACAAGACTTGGGAATCGGTATAGATGAAACAGTAGCATACTTAGAAACTCCTAACGGGGCAGTATCTAGTGCAGGTTGGTTCTGGGACAATAATAAACTAAATCAGTTTTGTGATAAAGATGACTTTGTTACATTAACAAAACGTATCAATGGTGGAACTATTGGTTTAGCTGACAGACAGCATCATTATCATTTGGCATTAGAACAATTAGGCGCACATTAATATGGCACAACCAGTATGGAATACCCCGTCCGGCACTTTAGGAACATTCCCTTCAGGTATAGTAGCGGGATTTCAGTTATCAGCAGATCCAGTATTGCCTGCAGTGACAGTTACATACGCACTCTTAAGCGGCAGCTTACCTCCTGGTTTTTCTATAGATGAGAACGGGCTTATTTATGGTACACCCAATCTTGTAACAAAAGAAACTGTATCAACTTTTGGTATTAGAGTTACTGATAACTACGGTAATATACGTGACAGAACGTTTAATATGACGATTACAGGTTCGGCTATTCCTGCATTTACCACTCCCACAGGAACATTACTAACTACTAATGACAGTATTTGGATTGAGTTAGCCGTATTATACTCTAACCCTGATCCTACTAATATAGTAACAATTGAATTGTTAGGAGGTATATTACCACCGGGGCTAGAAATTAATGAAGAAGGTATTATTAGAGGATATCCTGCCCCACCTACTGTGAATGTTACTGTACCTTCAGTAACCACAGCGGCAACAGTAACAGAAACTACAAACGTTATTACATGTTTAAGCACTGCTGGATTCACATTAGGTAGACCGGTAACATTTACCGGAACTGCTGTATTTGGTGGGATTGAAGCCGGTGTCACATACTATATTAAATCAATCATCGGTGGTACAGGATTTACAATATCAACAACACCTAACGGCTCTACTTTGAGTTTAACAAGTGGCACTGGATTCATGACAGTAACATTAGCCGCAATATCTGTAGGACAACCTACGATTCGTACATATAATTTCAGCTTACAGTTAACAAGTCTATTAGGTAGTGATATTAGTTCTTACTCTATTACAGTTGTGAATCAGAATACTCCTATTAGTCAAGGTGGACCAGGTTTTCCTATTAATACACGAATTCCCACAGCTTATAACACTAGACCAGAAACATATAACTTAACTAATTCTAATCCATATTATGGATACTATGTGTTACCACCCGCAGGTAGTTCTTACGACACATATCCACCAAGCACTGCGGCATTCATAGGTACAATTGAAAGTAATAACTTTTTTGCTTTTAAAATTATAGGTAATGATTTTGACGGTAATGAAATTAAATACCTATTTGCTAACTTACCTTTAGGACTAGTAGGTGATATTTCGACAGGTTGGATAACAGGAACTCCTAACATTTCAATCGATGGTATAAATCAATACAGCTTTGGTGTTGCCGTATATAAAGTAGCTAATCCAGCAATACAATCACCTTTTTTTAACTTCTCGTTTAACTTGTCTAATCAAGTTACTGGAGACATTACTTGGATTACACCAAGCAATCTAGGACAAATATTTAATGGCACAATAAGTACAAAGAGTGTATTAGCATCGTCTGACGTAGCATTAGAATATAGAATATCTAGTGGATCTTTACCACCTAACTTAACCTTACTAAGTAATGGTGAAATTACAGGATATGTTGCAAATCAACCAACAAGCCAGTTGTTGAATCAAGGTGAAACTACAGACTTCACCTTCAACATCGAAGCTTATAGTCCGTTATATCCTATTGTAAAATCTACTAGGACATTTACCTTAACTGTTTTACAAGAGTATAGTCAACCAACTGACATTCTATACATTAAGGCTGCGCCAAGCATTGTTGACAGAGAAATCATAAACACATTGTTAGATAGTGAAACACTTATTCCATCAGAGTATTTGTACAGACCTGATGATATTTACTTTGGTAAAGCAACAGATGTAGTATACGAACATGCATATGGTATATATGCTAGTGATATACAAGAATATTTGGCAGCAGTTACTAAGAACCACTATTGGAGAAACATTACATTAGGGGAAATTAAAACTGCACAAGCTAGGGACGAGAACGGTGTAGTAATTTATGAGGTTGTGTATAGTCAAGTGGTAGACAATCTAGTAAACCCGCAAGGGGTAAGTATAGCAGAAGAAATCGTATGGCCTAGACCTATTGATTTGCAGTTAGGTCCATGGTACACAAGTGTCACTAACGTCTTTACTAGTTATGCAGACATTCTAGGACAAGAATACTATACGAGTTTATCGCCCGGATATGCACGTATATTGTATCCAAACAGTTTATTTAATATGCGTCAACGTGTAGGTCAGTTGCTTGGTCAAGAATTTGATAGTAGACTATTACCACAGTGGATGACAAGTCAACAGGCTAATGGTAGTACATTGGGATATACTCAAGCTTGGGTCATTGCTTATACTAAACCGGGCTATGCAGATATTATAAAAAATAACATTAATCTCTTTTGGGTACAACCTGATGGCTTACCCTATAAACTGAACATGGTTAACTTTAGAATTGACAGATTTAGTGTTGATAAGAGTATTACGTATAACTACGATAAGAACACAAGTCCTCCTGCTTGGACTGGATTACCTAGTGCAACCCCTGTACCAAATCCGTTGAATAGTAAAGACTTCTACGTATTATTCCCACGTCAAACTATTTTACCCGACGAAACGCAGTACTAAATACTATACGGAATTTAATTTATGAGCGCAATAAACACAAACGGACTTGATGTAAACTACCCAGTCCCCGGTCAGAACAATAGTTCACAGGGGTTTAGAAATAACTTTGCTAGTATCAAAAATAATCTTGATACCGCAGGTACCGAGATATCTGACCTACAGAACAAAGTAGTAGTCAAGGCAGCATTGGATAACACTGTTATCAACAATGACATGGCTAATACATTGATTAGCAATGCTAGTACACGTGGCTTTAGAGCAACTACATACAATCTAGGCAACGCATTGTCTGGTACTGTAACAATTGATGTTAACGCAGGTGATGTTCAGTATGGTACTGTTGCAGGTAATGTCACAATAAACTTTGGTGGCTGGGCCCCTTATGGAACACAAAGTAATGTTCAACTTCAGTTAGCTATATCTAACGCTAATGCAGTTATATCATTCCCTAGCGCAGTTGTATCGTCAAACAATAACTTTGGTATAACTACATTAGAAAACTATGTATCTAATGGCAATGTTTCTGTTCCTTATGGGGTCAGTCAACTAGATTATCGTTTAAGTTCTACTGATTGCGGTAATACAATTATTATTGAGCCTTACAATAGACCTAGACAGGCTACCCAAATACAACAGCGTACTCCTACTCCAACAGGATATCAAGGTGACGTAGCTGGTACTATAACGTTAGGTGACGTTTATAATCAATTATCAATCTCTAGTTCAAATAGTGCAGATTATTTTACAACAGCAAATACGGCACAGCTATACACAGACTTGCCTGTCGTGTTTACTGGTGTGACAATGGAAGCAAACGTTACTGTTGGTACAACATACTATGTTCGTAATGTCGTTTCTAGCACAACGTTCTCAGTTTCTTCATCATTGGGTGGTGCAAATGTAAACCTAGCAGGTAATGCAAGCCCCACAAGTTCAATGTATGGTAACCCAGTATCATATACGTATGTCTGCACAGACACATATGATGCAACAACTTACAGTAAAACAGTTACTGATACAACAGTAACAACTAATTTAATTACATTAAGTAATACAACTGGATTGACATTGAATGCACCTATCGTATTCAGTGGAACAGTATTTGGTGGAATTACAGCAGGCGTTGTTTACTATATTAAATCTATCCCCGATGGCACAACCATTACAGTTAGTAGATCCAGAACAAACGGAGTTGCGGATTCAGTAGTTGTATTGACTACTGCTTCGGGTAGTTGCAGTGCTAGTGCATACGTCGGATCTGATATTTGGAAAAGATCGACCCTACAATCTTGGTAATAAATACTTAGGATGAAACATCCTTTTATTAATGACCTTTCAGATAAGACCCTAGATGAGTTGCAAACAACTATCTCAGGACTTATGACCAAACTAACGTTTGCCTATAGAACAGGCAACGGGGCACTAATCCATCAATTAAACATGGCAGTAGAAAGCTACAGAGAAGCCTACTCCAAAAAGATGGATGATATGATGGGTAAACAAAAAATCAATACAAAAATCAGTATTGAAAAAGACGCAAAATGAATACCAGAATCTCTAAAAAATTCCCACTGCAAGCCGCGATTCACTATGAAGAAAACTTCATTATAAACAACTATGAACTAGAATTGTTTATGGATGTTACTACTGAAAGCATACGTGAACAAAACATTGCTATGGATAGAATCAAGTATCTATTCGACTCTTGCTTTGATAGTTGTGTGTTCGTTGATGTAAACGATACTAAAGCTATGGAAGCTTATGGGAAGACTGGAATCAGGATATGTCCATTACCAGACGAACCCTACGATCAGGTTGTTGCCGCTGTTATGATTAGTAAGATTAACTCTATCACAGATGGGCATTTGTTTTTAACTGAAATTAAGATTCGTTCTGATATCTGCGATGATGTATGTTTTTATGTGTCTCAGGAAGAAGAAGCAGAATTTAAACATCTGTCAAATGTGTGGTGGACAGATAGTAGCCCAAATACAAGCATTCTTATAAAGAAAACCAAACGAGAAAAAGTAGTTGATTTGAGAAAAGAACAACTAGATTGGAATAGTTTAGGATTGGGTTGGAAAGAAGATTGCAAAAAAGATAAGGGCGAAGTCTTATACATTCCAGTTGACAAATGATGCGTAATCGTGTATCATATGTTGATGAGAGTAGATAAGTACGGTCAACAAATTTATTCAGAATCAGACATATGCGATTTGCTGTTGTCTGATCCGGAACGAACCATGAGACACATGGTTGTGGATAAAGATATCCCTTTGTTTGACATTATAGATACAACTAACGTACCCAAATTTATTACATATACTGACCCGTCAATGTCAGTCACAGAATTTGACAACTCACTACAAGATAACTGGAAAATCCCTGAAGCGTACAAAGACTTTGACATAGCACAGTATGTTTTAGATTTGTGTCAAACTGATGAAGAACTTCAACGAGTCGGGCAAGAACTATTGATGTTTCAAGAACGTGAAATGTTCCCATTACTAGTGTATATCAAATACCTAGTAGATACAATGAGAGAGAATAACATTGTTTGGGGAGTAGGTCGTGGTAGTTCTGTATCCAGCTTTGTATTATTTTTAATCGGTATACATAGGATAAATAGTTTATATTATGACTTGTCAATAGATGAGTTTTTAAAATAGGAGAAAAAAATGGCAAAATATCGCACAGCATTAGGTAAAGTAGTTGACATGAGTGTTCTAGCATCTAGGAATGAGAAGACTAGGGCCGTGGGCAACATGAAAGTAAACGCACGTGGTGACACCATTGATGCGTTTGGTCGAGTTATAAAACCTGCAACAAGTAAGGTTAATGAAGCATACAGCAAAACAGTAGGCAATAGGTCTGCACAACCAGTGGCTCAAAAACCTAAAAGGGTAGGAAATGATTCGGTTCCGCAAAAACCTGTAACTACTCCTGCACCTACTAGGTCTGCCGTCAATCAACGAATTGATGAGGTTGATGATGTTATATTACCGGAACCTGTAGTACAGCAAGCCCCTGTAGTCCAACCAAAAATAGTTGAAGAAGTCGTTGAAGAACAGTTGACTCAAGATGAACTAGATTTGGATCGTGAACTAGATGATGATGAATTGGTTGAACAAATCAAGGCAATGGAATCTAACTTACCGAAAGCTAAGAAATGAGTGACTTAAGCGCATACAGTAAACCTGCGTTTAGCCCTACAAAAGTAGACAAACTAAAGTTCTTTCATAACCATATCATTGTTACTGATATGAAGTTTGACCAACGTATCACACAAGGTGGTATTATTCTAATGGACGATGACAAGAAAAGTTCTGGTATTCGTCCACGTTGGGCAAAGATTTATGGGCTAGGTCCTGATGTTAACGACCCGGAACTACAAATTGGAAAATATATTCTTATCAGTCACGGACGTTGGACCCGCGGTATCACAGTAGAAACACCAGAGGGCAAATTGACGTTGCGTAAAGTCGATCCTAATGATATACTACTGATATCGGATGAGCCGATGGAAGATGAAACAATGAGCGACAAGGTGTACTAAAATGGCAACATGGTCTGTTAAACCCACTTGGAAAAAATCTATTCTTGAACGCAACTATCTTACTAAAGATGGTAACACAGTTATGGTGGAAACTGGTTGGCGTTGGGGTGAATTCACAGTTGAGACTGAGGATGACAATCCACCTAACATTGAAGCTGGTGTGGATATATATGATTGTGGTTATGAATCTGAATTGGTTGAGACCAATGATGGTTGTTGGGAAGAAGTAGATACCGATGACTGTGATGATGAAACCACAGCATGGATAGAAGAATTCTTTGAGGAAGGCAATAGTTGGCTTGACCTTGAAGAACACGGTTGGAGTCAAGACGAATGTGAAATGATTATTGATTGTGATTTAGAAATCACACGAATCAATGATGATGGATCACACGGCGAAACTATTACAACTGGAATGGATGAAGAAACTCAAAAGAGTAGAGAGATTCCTAAATTAGAACCACAAGCACAGTGGCCCTTTGAAACCCCTAAGGAAGGTTAAGCATGAAATGGTTTGACAAATGGTTTGCTAAGAAGTGCAGACATGCATGGGAAGGCAGAGAAGATGAACCTGTCGGTATCTCTATCTCATCTTCAAAGATGCATAGCAATTCAATCGAAGCTAACGGTATGAATTTTAGTGTCTATAAAGCAAACGGTGGCTATATCGTTGAATATCGCCAATATGATAGACAACGTGACCGTAGTGATAATAAACTACACATTGTTCATGAGGATCAAGACCTCGGTAGAGAATTAAGTAAAATCATCAGTTTTGAGGCACTGCGTAGCTAAATGAAAAATCAATTGTGGGTAGAAAAGTATCGTCCGAAAAGCGTAACAGAATATGTATTCGTAGATGACAGACAAAAAGAGCAAGTTAAACAATGGATCAAAGACGGATCAATCCCTCATCTATTGTTCAGTGGTGATGCCGGCACAGGTAAGACTACACTAGCGAAGGTTCTAATCAAAGAACTCGGTATAGAAGATTACGATGTAATGGAAATCAATGCATCACGTGAAAACGGTATCGATAACCTGCGTGATAAGATTAACGGATTCGTTCAAACGATGCCGTTTGGTACTTTTAAGATTGTATTGCTTGATGAAGCTGACTATTTGACTCAGCCAGCACAGGCTGCATTGCGTAATGATATGGAAGCATATCATCAAACTGTGCGTTATATATTGACTTGCAACTATCAGTACAAAATTATCCCAGCACTTAAGAGCAGATGCCATGAGTTCCATATCGCTAAGCCAGATATGACAGAATTTACTGCACGTGGTGCGACTGTTCTTGTGACTGAGGGTATAGAATTCGATTTAGATACACTTGATACATATGTTCGTGGTACATACCCCGATCTACGTAAGTGTCTGAATCAATTACAAGTCAACAGTAATAGTGGCAAACTATTGCCGGCTCAATCGCAAGGCTCCGGTGAACATGATTTGTTAATTGAAGCTACTACCCTGTTCAAGAAAGGTAAGATTCTTGAAGGTCGTCAACAATTGATGCAATACATTGCTATGTATCCAACACGTATTGAAGATACATACAAGTGGATGTATGACAATATTGACTTGTGGGGCAATTCACAAGAAAAGAAAGATGCAAGCGTTATTGTCATTCGTAATGGTCTTGCAAACTTGCCTCTAGTCGGTATCCCTGAGATTTCACTAGCGGCAACACTAGTGGAGTTAACATCATGAGATATCTATTGATTACATTCTTCCGTAAACCCGGAGGACAAATTGATGAACAGGTAGCAGTTTCTAAGAAAGTAAAATTGAGTGATGTACAGACATGTAATGTTATTCTAGACTTTCAAAAGAAGAAAGTAGAAAAGTGTGTTATTGAAGGCAAAGTAGTTGACACTGCTTGGGATAAGATGCACGAATATTATAAACGCATTTATCCTTCATTAATAGATCAACTTGAAAAGAACAACGAAGTTCATGTAAAGAAATAAAAAACGGGGCAATTGCCCCGTTTTTTACGAGTACAATTTTAACACATGTTCAATAATTTTGTGTCGTTGTACGTCCTTAACGTCAAATTTACAAGCACTTAGTCCGGGAACTTTGTATTGTGTAAGTCTATCGATAAGGTCCATGAGACCATTTTGAGCAAAGCGTCTATCTGTTTGTTCAACATCTCCTGTAATTACGAGTTTGCTTCCAACACCTATCCTAGTCATAATCATCTTGAGTTGACTTGGGGTAGCGTTTTGTGATTCGTCTAGGACTATCCAGCTATGCTTGAAGTTTCTTCCTCGGCAAAATGCTAGTGGTGCGATTTCAATAATCTGTTCTTCTAACATTTGTTGTATTTCTTTAACTGTATAATACTCCTGTAAAACGTCTAACAATGGACGAGTCCACGGTTCCATTTTGGCGTTGAGATCGCCAGGTAAGAAGCCATGTTTTTCATCGTCCACACTAACCGCGGGTCTTGTCAAAATGATTTTCTGACACTCACCTGATCGCAGGGCCTTAATAGCAGCCTGCATAGCCAAATACGTTTTACCCGTTCCTGCAGGTCCTGAAACTACGACTATATCGGTTTCATCATCTAGGAGGGATACTATGTATTTTTCTTGATTCAACGATTTCGGTATAAGATCGACCGGCTTGCGCGGCTTCTTTGGCTGTGCCTGACTGAAATCTATTGTCTTTGACTGGTTCATGTAGAATGTCTTTACTTCATTTTGGGGGAACTGTGTATATCTGGATGTGTTATCTTTACTGCGTACTGCGCTGGTTTTGCGTTTGCTCAAGTTGTTCTCCTTCGTTAGAGCTTAAATGCTTTTTCAGAAGCATTCAATGTTATTTAAAGGGGTTTATGCCGACGATATAGCTATCATTAAAAAGAAAAGTTTTTGTATAAATATTAGGCTTAGGGTAAAGTTTTTGATTCTGAACAAATAAACTGTACAGTGATAAATACTACATGAAACATAAATCCGCAGACGACTTTTTTGATGATATCGACTTTGTTAGCGTAGTTAGCAATGTCAAGGGTATCATGACCAGCGACGGTACTATGTCCACACTCTTAGATTTTGAGCGTGTCTTGGATGAAGCCGATCTATACGCATTTCAAAACTGGGAGCTAGGTGAACTAGTTCAGGGACCAGACTCTGGTCGTTATTCAGTATCGTGTGTGTTCATGTGGCCTTATAAGTTGATGCCCGATCCAAGCGGAGCAAAGCGTCTAGCTAACATTGGTTGCAATGTATCATTCAAAAAGGGTAAAATTAGAGTACCCATTGAAGTAAAGAATTACGATGACTTTGTTCAGGGAACGAGATATCCAAAAGGCGTAGAAAAGAAGATTTGGTTCGTTTGTATCGAAATACCTAAAGAACTAATGAACGACATTAAAGAAGGCTCTATCGACTTAGCAGATCAGACAATTGATTTGGATGATATTGAAACTGCATATGAGGACGATTTAGATAAAGAGAATACACAACAAGAAGGACAAACTCCGCAGGATCAACAAACTCCGGCGGGTGATATGGGTGGTGGCATGGCGCCACAACCAGGTTCACCGGGAGCGGCTCCGCCGATGTAATTATGGAAAAGAAGATTTTTATAACAGAAGGACTAGACTTTCACGACATGGAAGGTCAATTATTACCATTAGTCACCGTAGACGAATATGCCGCAAAGATGGGGTCTGATAGTGATATTGTCACACTATCTTTCATAGTAAAATCAGAATCTGCAGGGAACGATCTAGTAGATTGGTTTGAGCGTGGCTATGATTGGGTTTTGGATGCTAGTATAAGTGACGGTGAGATTGAACCTAATCGCTGGTTAGTATTCGTAGAAATAAGTCGCAGATCCACAGTCCCTAAAAGAATCATAGAACTTATAAAAGATTTAAAAACATTAACAAACTTAAAAGTATCCGAATGGGCAGTGCAGGTTGAAGATGAAGAATATGATCCTGAAGAACAAATTTTACACCAGGTTATCATTTGCAATCCTAATGAGTATAAGATGGAAAAAGAAAAAGAAGATGAGTTAAATGAGATGCGTAGCGTTGCAGGTTTATCTACTAAGACTATCTTTGAAAAGGACGCAGAGATTAGAGACTTCATAAGCAAAGCAGGATTATAAGAATAAAGGGAGTAACATATGCCAACGATTTTAGCTAAAAGAGCAGGAACAGAACAACCAACAGCAACAAATGATGAACATCATGACCAACTCGCAAGCGACCCAACAATTCAACAATTCCCGCAAGGCAGTAGTTTTGGGACAACAAGTTCCATCAATGCATTTGGCGGGGGTTCAGCATTTGGCTCACCTTCAGCAGGAGGCTTCGGTTCACCCGGTGGGTTTGGTGCACCAGGATCGTTTTCAAGCCCAAACTTTAATCAACAATCATCATCAAATTTCGGAAGCACACAAAACATTAATCAATCAAATGGAAGTCAACCTGTACTTACAGGAGCCGCACCTACAAATGCCGCAAGCGGGGCAGATGTACTAGTAGCGAACGACAATACTGATTGGATCAATAAAAAATGGCGTCCTGCAATGGGTTGGGTGTATATGGCAACATGTACAGCAGACTTTGTGTTGTTCCCAATTATGTGGTCTGTGTTGCAAGCATTGAGCAAGGGTAATGTAACAAGTCAATGGCAACCATTGACACTACAAGGTGCAGGTCTTTATCACATCGCTATGGGTGCAGTTCTTGGTATTGCGGCTTATGGGCGTACAAAAGAAAAGATCGAAGGCGCGGCAAAGTAAATATTGACAGAAACAGAGAAATCTGTTAGACTGTAAATATGGACCATTACGCTACGTTAGGGGTAGCCAAAACAGCTACCCCGGAAGAAATAAAAAAAGCATATCGCAAATTGGCGAGTCAGCATCACCCTGATAAGGGCGGTGACACTGCCATGTTTCAAAAGATTGAAGAAGCATATCGCACATTAAGCGACCCACAAAAGCGTCAACAGTATGACAACCCCGCACCGAGTTTCAACTTTGGTGGTCATGGTGGCCCAAATATGTTCACCGGTGATGTCAATCCTGAAGATATCTTTGCACA